GGCGTCCATTCTGTCGAACGAGCCTTCCCAGAACTTGCGGTATTTCGAGAGCCAGCCGTCGAGTTCCTTCAGGGGCTCCGGCTTCAGGCGGCACGGGCGCCATTGGGCTTCCCGCCCGCGGGTGATGAGCCCGGCGCCTTCCAGAACCTTCAGGTGGCGTGAAATGGCAGGCAGCGAAATATCGAACGGGGCCGCGAGTTCGTTCACGGTGGCTGCGCCCTGACTCAGGCGCGCGAGGATGGCGCGCCGCGTCGGATCGGCGAGTGCTGAAAGCGTAAGTGACAGGGCGTCGGACGACTGTGTCATTTCACATATCAGTTAATTAACGTGTTAGCTAAATACGTCTCGTGGTCGCTCCCGTCAAGGCGATTTGACGGAAAGTTTTCCGTCGCTTCCGTTCCGCCATCTTTCCGGTATAAGCGCCGCCAATCGGAGTGTGGCGCAGTCTGGTAGCGCATCTGCTTTGGGAGCAGGAAACTCCTAAGACACGCCGCCCTGTTTCCTTTCGGAATTCCCATCTGACGGATCGGCTTCTCGGGACTCGTCTCGGGACTTCATCGCCTGCAGCGCATCCAGAAGATCGCGATCGTCCACACGCACGTAGCGCTTCGTCGTCGCGATGTCGGAGTGTCCCAGCTGCGCCTGCGCAATCGCAATCCCGGCGGCCCGTGTGAGCTTCGTGCCCACGTCGTGGCGGTGATCGTGGATGCGCAGATCCTGCACGCCAGAGCGATCGATGGCGCGTCGCAGGGCCGAGCGCGCGGCGGCGTAGGTTAGGGCGACGAGCTCAGGTGGCGGCGCCGGAAGGCTGGGGCGCTTGCGACGGCGGCGACGGCCGGTCTCGCGGAACCAGACTGTGTCCAGCCCGGCGGCCTCGGCGCGAGACTTACGAGCTAGCATCTTCCTGCCGTCCTCGGGCAGCAGCGTGATCATGTAAGTGGAGCCGTCCTTGCGCTCGCGGATCCGGATCTTCACCAGCTTGTCGATGACAGCCACGCGGGACGGGTGGAAGAACATCTCCGACAAGCGCAAGCCATATGTGCCGAGGAACTCTCGAAAGTCGGTCCAGTAGTCGCGGCGCATCGCGGCCCGGAGTGCTGCGCGTTCGTCATCGGCGATCTCGCGGTGGCGCTTCTTGCCCTCACCGAGCCGCAGGCTTCCCCAGTCGATCTCGGGAAGGTTCTTGGCGCCCCACCCCAGTCTGGCCCGACGCAGGATCCGGCGCGTGATGTCCAGCACCTGGCGATTCACGGTCGCCGCCTTGACCGGGCGCGTCTTCACTCCATCGCTCGATCTGAATTCGGCCGGGATTGCGCGCCGCGCGGTCATGGCGGCCGTCACCTTGGCGCTGTCGATGTCCCGCAGCATCGTGCGCGGGCCGATGCACATCACGACCAGGTCGAGCGAGCGCTCGAGATCCTGTGAGGACTTCAGGTACTGGCCGACCTCATCGAACCAGCGCGCCGCGGCGGCATCTATCGTCAGTTCCGAGACGTCGTCCGGTCCGAAACCACTTTCAACCTCGGCGATCTTCGCTCGCTCCACCCGCCGGGCTTCGGAGAGGCTGGTGGTTTCGCACGGCCCGACATACCGCCGGCCTTTCCGGACGAAGTCGTAGACGTATCGGTCGGTGCCTTTTGGCTGGTAGACGGACACTCCACCCTCCCCAGATACAGGCGCACATGGGCCGCCGTGAAACCCAGCGTGCCGCCGAACATTGCCCCCTGTAAGCGCTGTTGGCGGACGTCTTCCAGCACGCGCGCATACTCAATCCCGGCAATCCGGGCGACGACCCGTGCAGAAACCACGCTTCTTGTGGAAAACTCGGCCTGCAGGCGGGACTCGGTGAGTGCGTCGAGCGGGGTCACTGGCGAAGCTTTCTGGATATCCTGGACAGCAACAAATCGACGGCTCGGAAGGCGACGCGGTGACTGTCACGGGGCCTTTGAGCGTCGATCAGGCATTGCAGCCTGTGCTCATGCAGGGCCCTTTCAATCTTCCGCGCCTCCTTCCACCAATCGATCATTTCGATTTGCCTCGTTTCACCTTCCCGGAGGCAAGCGATTGGAACGCGGCTTCATCGGCCTTCGTTGCCAAACGGAACCGCCCGTTACTGCCGTTCTTCTCCGGTCGCCATTCGCCAACGCCTACGGCGAAACCGGCGACTTTGAAGATGTCGAGCAGCTGTTCAGCTGACACGAAACCGGCGTTGAAGGTCACCGTGAGCTCAACTGCCCATGGCCAATACTCAGCGCGATATCGAATATCGGTCGTGCCCGTGACGCGAACCATGTCCTCGCGGATACGTGGAGCCGGAGCATAGAGCTGGGTCAGTTCGGTGGACGAGATTGACCCCTCGAAAGCACCTCCCTTTTCGCTGTGCTCTCCGGTGATCAGGAAGGCCTGGCGCGCCTCGGTCATCTTCAGCCCACCGACTGAAGTACAAGCTCGCACTGCTGCCGCCTTGAATGCGACGACAGGAAAGCCGTGACGGCCATCGCTCATGCGGTATTGCGCGGACTCTGCGATCGCGGCCGGATCCTTTGCCTCCTTCGCCCGCGGCGCCTTCTTCATGTGCTTCTCAAGCATTTGCCGCTTTGCCTTCTCGTCGAAGCGGTGGACGATTAGCGGAGACTCTCCGATGAGCCGCACTTGCATCGTCACGAGATCGATCGGCCGCAGCAGCACGCCACTGCCAACTTTCAGTTGTCCGTCAGCCATAGTTCTCTCCATCACCTTCCGGCCCATTGTGGGCTCGGTTCAAATTGTTGATTGATTGCCAGCCGGGCCACGCCATACCGGGACTGGCCTCGCCACACCCAGCCACACCAGCCGTGTCTTGCCTCGCCCAGCCATGCGATGCCTGGCCTGCCACACCGAGTCTTGCCACGCCGTGCGTCGACACGCCCGGCCGCGCCTTACCTTTCCTGCCATGTCCTGCCGTGCCGCGGCACGCGATGCCGTGCCAAGACTCGGTGCGCCTTGCCACGCCCGCCGGGCCGAGCCCTGCCTGTCCGCGCCCTGCCGTGCCCAGCGCTGCCCCGCCGAAATCAGCCTTGCCTGCCATGCCTATTCCGCAGCCTTCTTGATCGCCCGCCATACCGAGGCGAGTTCTGAAAGCTGCTCGTATCGCTCGCGCACTCGATCCAAATCGCCAAGCGCGCGTTGCAACACCACCTTTCGTGTTTCTGGATCAGACAGGGCATCAATGGTCGACACGTACCGACCATCAACTTCACCATCATTTCTGATGTGCACGTATGCCCTGAATGGCGCGTGATCTTTCGTCGGCTCAAACTCCACGCTCGCGATCAGTTCGCGCGCCTGCCACAACCGATGGGCATGAGCGGCCTTGCTGTCGTCCCAGGTGAAGCACCCATGCAGCGGAGACTTCTGGTCCTTCGCCGCCGCGACTACCTGTTGTGGTGTGAGGAATCCACGGCGCCGGGAAAGCTTCGCGAGTTCGTTGGCTATCAGGTCCTTCTTCTTCGGTTTGCTCATTGCTTGTCCCACGGCTTTTCCAAGACTTTGTCGAAGTGCTTGCGGCGCGCGTCTGCGAAGACGCTGGACGTTTGAACGATTGCCCACAGCTCAACGAACTGGCCGCGGCGCTCTTTTGCCCGGACCTTGGACGCCCGCATGAAGGCCACCGCCTGGCCGTCCACGATCGCCCAGATCACCGCCGGCGTCTGGGCCGAGGCATGCTGGGACAGCAGCAGCGCGTGCTCGTAAGACGTCTGGGCCACGACCACGAGGGCGCCATCGACCTTCTGCAGCTGGCCCGGCGCGTCGAACGTGACGCCCGTACCATCGACCTGGAAGCGGTAGATGAAGGTCATGCGGACACCCGCTCAAGGCGTGACATAAGCGGCGCATTGGCCACGGCGTGGGCGATGGCCCAGGGTGGCGAGACGCTATTGCCGACCAGACGGACTAGGTCGGACTTCGTCAGCTTCCGACCTTCATGCTCGACGTCGAGGATGTAGTCCTCTGGGAAGCCCTGCGCGAGGAAGAGCTCACGGGGCGTGAGCATCCGCATGCCGATGTCGACGATGGCGTAGCGCGTGCCCTCGATCATCACCGTGACCAGGCCAAAGCGCGCGACAGACGTAGCCACGTCCAGCGGCAGGTCCACCGGCTTAGGCCCGCCGGTGCGGTAGTACTTGATCAGGAAGGCAGTCACGGCGGCAACGTGCGTGCCTCCCGCGCAGATAGCTGGGCACGGCCCATCCGCCGGCGCGTCCCGACGGGCGGAGCCTTTCAGGTTCAGCAGGTGCGCGGCAATCACCGCCTGGTGCGGCCCCTTGCTGGCAATCGTGCTGATCGGCTTCCGCAGATCGTGGCCAGCATTCACGCTGCCGTCCGGGTTGTTGTTGTACGGAGCGAGGAAGGCGGCGACTTCGTAGATATGCGCGCCGCCGGCAGTGATCGTAGGCAGCGGATTATCGATCGACAGCGGTGCGTGATTACTGCTCTGCGTAACGCGCACAAGGAACGGCTTTGGGTTCTCGAGCACGTACCTGAACACACCGCGCGCGACCCTACGGAGGGTGTTTTCCGCCAGCGGCTTCTTGCGGCCGAAGATCGACGGGCACGGAAGCGACCAGTCGATCACGTCCGACACTGGCAGGTGTGGCCTGGTCTTCACGCGCAATGTCGGCGGCCGCTTGTCAGGGTCGTGGTAGGTCGGTTCAGGCCAGACGATCGGCTGGCCGTCGCAGCGCCAAATAATCAGCAGGCGGTAACGGATAGTCCGAGCGCCGAAACTGCTCGCGCGACTCTTTTTCACCTCGCCCTTGTAGCCGCGCTTTTCCATGGACTTCCACCAGAAGTGGAAGGTCTCGCCCATCCGATCCTTGATCGGCTTGCCGTTCTCGTCGAGGGGGCCCCACGTCTCGAACTCCTTGACGTTCTCCAGGAAGATCACCCGTGGACGCTGCCAAGCCGGCAGGCTGGCCCACCGCAACACCACCCAGGCAAGCGCTCGAATTTTCTTCGACTTGGGCTTGCCGCCCTTGGCCGCCGAAAAGTGCGTGCAGTCCGGAGAGAACCAGGCAGCGTCGATCGGCCGCCCGGCGCAAACCTCATAAGGATCAACCGCGAAGACATCCTCCTGCAGGTGGAGCGTCTCCGGGTGGTTCCTCTTGTGCATCGCCAGCGCCTTGGCGTCGTGATTGATCGCGATGTCGACCTTGCGGCCGAACGCCTCCATGAGCGCATAGGACGCGCCACCGCCGCCGGCGAAGTTGTCAATCAGAAGTCCGGTCAAGACTAAGTCCTCCCGCTGCGATCGACGCGGATCCCGACGCGGGCCCAATTCAGCAGTGTGTTGACGCCCCAATGAGCCAGGCGCGCGGTCTGGGCAGCGTCGCCGCCCTTGGCGATGATGAGCGCCAGGTGCTCGTCGACATGGCCGTGCGCCTTGACCAGCGTCGCCTCGCGCTGGGCGATCAGTTCGGCGCTCGCGGATGGCGGCTCCGCTCCCGCTTTCACCTTCTCGAGCGTATGGAGAACCGCGCGCATCCGGCCAAGCTCGCGATCGGCCAGTGCCTGGGTCATCTGCGACGCCTTTATGCGGCGCGGGTACACATGCTCGCGGAATCCGATCTCCCGCTTCACGCAGGCGATCTGGTCGTCGAGCGAAACCTGCTGGGGTGCGTCGGGGAAAAGGTCTGACATCAGGAATGCCTCGGCTTCGCGCCGATCGATCCAGTTGCCTCATCGACCGGGAGCTTGGCGTATTCCATCGCCGTCCGCCGGCAGTAGGGCGACCGCCGCGTGTGATCGTAGGAGATCGACGGCGTGACGATCCGCTCGATCCACTCAACAATATCGCCTGTAGGATCGCGATCGACGACTTGGATGGCCGCCTCGGACCCCATGCAAAGGCATTTGTAGAGGACCTCGGCCATCACTCACCACCTTTCGGCGTTGGCCAGTCTTTTCCAGACGCAATGCTGAAGTGCACGGGCCCGCAGCAGTTCGGTGTGCTGCAGTTGATCTGAGCGCCACGGTGCCAGCGTGCGTAGTGCAGATGGCCGCCATCGCAGTTCGGGCACTTCACCCATCCGTCAGTGTTGAGCGGGATCGGCGCGGGTAGAGCCTGGACTGCCCGGCCCAACCGCTCTTGGCTTTCATAGAGCCATGCATTCCAGATGTTCCGTTCGTCGTCCGTGTAATCCTCACGCTTATCGCAGACCTGCTCTGGCGTCGGCCAGCACCGGCGGCTGGCACCCGCGCCGCTGAGGTCGACGCCAAGAGCACACAGTGGTCCGCGCCCATAAAGGCCAGTCTCGTAGCTATAGTGTCGGCAGTGCTCAGTAGCCCGCAGCGGACGGTTGAACGTCACAGTCATCTAACCCACCCCTTGTCTGACGATTTCGCGGAGATCCCGGTCGCGCTGGTGCAGTTCGTTCCGAAGCGCGTTCCAGGCCGACGGCGCCAGCTCATGCGCCCCGCCCAGCTTCTGGTTGTTGGTCACGATCCAGTCGTTGAGTTCGTCTATCGACTTGAGGGCGCGGACCTCGGGCAACGCGTTCTCAGCCCAGGCGGCGGCAAGGCGGCGGTCGGTGAAGCTCATGGGGAACCCCACCTCAGATCCTTAAATGAGAACCGTCCGTAGAGCCCGCCATTTTCGGGGCGGAAGCGCCCTATACCGACGAACTGGCCAGCTTCAGTCAGAACGCGCTTAAAGACGTCTTCTGTGATGGCGTCGTCGACGACCGCGAACGAAACACTTGCTTGCCATTCGTCGACCTTCGGGAACTGTCGCCAAACCCGCTTCCCGGATCCGCGCACCCCATCCGCGTTGGCGTAGATGCGATCAGACGAGAGGTCTTCCAGGCGCAAGCCCAGAGGGATGTCGTTCTGAACGAGACAGCCGGCGAGGAAGTGCTTGGTGTAGGTGGCCTTGCCTTTCCCGGGCACCTGGATAGCTAGACGTCGAGCGGCGGAATCGAGCGCCATCTTGAGCGCCATTCCGGGAATGAAGACCTCGCCGGCAGAGTCGACGTGGGCCTTCTCAGACCATGTGCGGCGTTCGTAGTCCTCTCCGGTCTCCTTCTCCCGGCGCGGCGCTTGATGCGCGCGCGATTGAGAGTAAGGCGACAGCGACTGCAGGCTTGCGATTGCGATCAGCGACATTGTGAAACCAAAGACGTTGCGTTGTGTCGCGCTGTGCTGCGAAGCGAAGCGTTGCGGAGCGCTGCGGAGATCATTGGTCGTCCAGTTCGTAACGGTTCAGCAGCGCGACGGCCCGCTTGCGCAGGTCCTGGTCGTCGGCCGTCTCGGAGATCCGCGTGAGCGCGCCCCGGGCGGCGAGGATCTTGTCCCGCTTGCCGGTCTTGGCTTCCTTCACTTCCGTCTCGATGCGCGCGACCAGGGCGGCGTCGGTTTCGTCTGAACCAGCGTCGGCGGCGGCTGTGTCAGTCTTGGCGTCGGCGGGCTGCTGCTCGCTACCTCCACCCTGCTGTTGCGTGCGGCTGGCGTCGTCCTTCTGGTCGGCGCCAGCCTGCGGCTGTGAACCCGCCTTCGTGCGCGAGCCCTTAGTCTTCTTCCCGTCTTCCTTTGGAGACACCCCACCATCACCCACCGCCTTGGCGCCGTCCTTCTGGGCGGCGTCTTCTTTCGCGGGCTCGGCAGCCTTGCCCTGCACCTGGCGGTCGATCGAGTTGTAGCTGTCGGGATCATCATCACCGTCGGCGACCAGGCTGAGGCGCTCGCGCTGCTCCTTGCCGTCGGCGGTGAAGATCTTCGCGGCGTCGATCGTGCCTTCTTTCAAGGCCGTGGTCAGACCGAGGAATATCTCGAGATGCTCGCGGCCCATGTCGGCGATGGCCTCGACGCCCATCGCAGCAAGGATGTCCGGTTCCTTCGCGCCCTTCGACACGAAGAACCTGACCGCTTTCTGCAGACGCTCCGGGATCTGGGCGGCACCCACGGCCTTGGTCTTCACGGCTTCGAAGATGTCCCACCACAGGACCCGTGGGATGCAGTCCTCGATCGCGTTACGCTCGGCGATCGAACAGGCCGCGTTCGACGTCACGTTGATCATGTCCTGGCCGAAGCGGTAGCCCTTCGACGTCGTGATCCCCCGCTTGATCTCGACAAGCAGGCCGTTGTTGCGCTGCAGGTCGTAGGCGATGCCCTGGGCGGTGACCGTCTTCTCGCCTTCCTCCACGATGCGGGCGGCGGCGCGCATGTTGCCCCAGCAGTAGTTGAGCAGCTGCATGAAGTGGATGGACGGGCCGGTGATGAAGACGATCTCCTCCTTCCCCGTGTCCTTGTTCTTCTGCGTCCGCTTCAGCGTGTACATGCACTGCTCGGCGATCGCGTCGGACTTGGTCGCCAGCTTCTCGAGCAGCCGCAGGCAGGCGTCCTCATCGCGCGGGTACTGCTTGGCCGTCGCGATCTGATTGGACAGTTCGGCGTTGACCATCTCGCCCAGGGCGGATGCCTCCGGCTTGGCGAGCACTTTCACGACGGCGCCTGACTGGGCCATTTTCAGCTTTCCTTCTTCGTGCGGGGAGAAACGTCGGTGTCGACCAGTTCCTTCAGGTCCTCGACCAGGACCCACGGACGATCCATCGAGAAGCGGTCGCGGTAGGAGCGCAGCTCAGACAGCGCCTGCTCGATCTTCGCCTGGCCGACATTCCACAGCCGGCCTTCAGGTGCGTGCGAGCGCGGCGCGATCACGGCAGCCTTCTCGCGGCCAATCTCATGCGCCGGGATCTGGTAGAACAGCCATACCCAGGCTGGCATGCCGGCGGCGGCGATACCCTCCAGCGCCTCGCGCTCGCTCGCCAGCACATGCGCCGGGCGGCCGTCCGGCTCCCAGCCGTGGACCTGCCCGTCGTCGACGAACCGGACGAGCTGCTCGAATGCCTCATGCTGCAGGCAGCGGGCGATCTCGAGATCCCGGTCCTTGATCGTCTGCGCGATCGCGGCGTCAGTGTCGCGGCCCTGCCAGTTCGACAGCGCCACAAGCTCGTAGGTCCGCTGCCGGCGCAGCTTCCGGAACCGAGCGCGGAGCATGGTGTCCGGGTCATCCGCGCGGCGCCAGAACACGGCGACGTCAGAGAGGCCGCCCTGGAACACAGGTCCAACGGCCTTGTGTCCGGTCATCAGCTGGGCGAATGCGCGGACCCGGCGGTCCTCTTTCTCGGTCAGGGATCCGCGCCCGCTTCGCACCGCGGCCTCGTAGTCCTTGCGCGCGGTTGCGAACACCTTGTGCGCCAGGCCGTGCTGGCGGACCAGGCTGAACAGCGTCTTGTCGGAGAAGTCCCCATACGGGATCTTCACCTGCTTCCTCGCCAGCAACTCCTTGATCTGGTCGCGAGTGCGAGCGAGGTCGGACCGGCCATCGTCGGGCTCGATCGTGAAGCGGGACGCATAGGCATCCTCACCCTGCAGGACGAGCGACGTGAGCGCGGCCTCGAGATGCTGCCCCGCCTTGTGGTTGGCGCGTGCGGGCGCATAGCGCTGCGTGTTGTTCCTGCTGGACGCCCACCAGCTGGTCGGATCCCAGTACAGGCCGCGAAGGTCGTCCGCGCCGATCGCCGGCGACATGCCGTAGATGTGCGTGGGCTGGCCAAGGTGGACGCCCTCGGGGATCTGGGACAGCAGGTCGGGCTGGTCAGGGCGGCGGGCCATCAGTAGCTCCGCAGCTTCTCCCCGCACTCCGGACAGGCGCCGTCGATGTGCGGGGCTTCAGGCGGCGGCCCAAGGTCCGCCAGGAAATGCCGGATCTGCTTGCCGAGTTCTTCGACCCGGTCGGCGCCGATCGGAACGGGCGTCATGCCGACGGCCCGCGCACCGCCAGCCACACGCCCAACGTCTTCGCACAGGGTCGCGACGTCCTCGATGTAAGCCTGAAGCTTGAGGGCGCGCTGGCTCGGCGTCATAGCAGGGTGTCCAGCAACCAGATGCCGACGGCGGCGACCGCCATGCCGGCAGCGCAGGCAAGCGCCGTCAGCCACGGTCGCTCGTTCACGTAGAGGCGCTCACGGTCGGGCATCAGTCCTCTCGTGCCCCCTTGCGCTGGAAGGATCCGCAGCTGTCTGCGGCGAGAGTGAAGGGCCAGACACCCATGCCGTCACACGACCCGAATGGAATGGTCGGCGGCAGAACCGAGCAGCGACCGCTGTCGTCATGGTCACGGGCCGCCACCGAGTTGTCCCAAAACCTGCAATGTTCGCACGCTGGGAGCGTCGGCATCAGAAACGCCCTCCGTCGTCACGGTCGGAATCGTAGAAGCTGTCTGGCGGCGCTACGGGACGATTGTGGTCCGCGCTCGAGGACCCGGCATGCGAGGCGTCCTCTACGCTGGCGCCAGCGCGGACCGGTGCGACAGCAGCCGCATCCTGCACGTCCGCGACCGCAGCGTCGTCGTCGGAACGGGGAAGCATGTCGTCTGTCCACAGGCCCGCGGCGCGGATCAGGGCGCGGAGTTCGCTGTAGCGGAGCGACTTGTAGATCCCGTCGGCGTTCGTCTCGATTGCAAAGTAGCCGTCGTCGGGCTCGCCCCGCGTTTCTATCGCGTACTGAACCATGGGCTGAAGCGCATCGAACACGGCGGCGTCCACCGGCGGAGGCGCAATTGCTACCTCCGCCGGGTCCGCAGCAGGCCCTGGGTTGGGGGGACGGGCCTGAAGCTCTTGTGTCTCATCCGTCGGGCCGCGCCACAGGAGTCGGACAAGGTCCTCAAGCCCAGCGTACCCCTTTGGATCGAGCGCGATGCAGATACCGACAAGTTGGTTCGCAGCCGCTGCGCGTGCGTCCTCGACTGTCGGCGGCGTTCCTTCGTGCCTGGCAGAAAACATGACCATCACAGCACCTCGCGCGTCGCGGCGCTGCGCTGAAGCGTCAGCTGGTCAAGCCGTAGCCGGCGGCTCTCCACCAGGTCGCCGCCCGTCCGAAGGTTCATCCGCCCGAAGCAGCCCCGCACCAGCGCGATCCCGATCGTCGGGTAGACGAACTCGATCGTCAGGCCGTCCCAGACGCAGCCCATGGACGGGTTGCGCCAGCGGACCTCATCGCCGGCGGCGAGGCGGTGTCGCGCCGATTTCGGCGGACACAAGCTTGTGTCAGGCCGGTCCCGGAAGTGGGCGCTGGCGGGGTAAACGAGGATCTGGGCGGGCATTGGCGGCTCCAGCTGTTGTGCTGGGCCATATGTCCCAAACTTCGGGACAGTGTCAACGGGGTATGAACCGATTATCGGGACAGGCATTTGTGGAATTCGCCAGTCCGGGCCGATTTCCCGTGCGTCTCAAACCGAATTTGTGCCGGTTTTCGGTTCGCTGTCGACCGTCGATTCCATGTCTTCTGGGCCCCAGCAGCGGGGGATGTGATGATCGAAATTATCGCGTGGATGGTGCTGGTCTTCGGGACGCTCTGTGTAATTTCGGTCGCCAAAAACAGTGGGATGCAAGCGATTACCGTGGTGGTCGCGTTCGTTTTCGGCGGCCTTCTGGCCATACAGGGGCAGAACCTGCGGAAGCAGGGCGATGCCTATGGGATCAGCTTTGGCGGTCCGCCCGAGCCATCGGCAAGTGAGCGAGCGCAGGCGTCCTTCGCGCGGGCAGACGAACTGGTCAGGCAGATCCAGTCGGATCAAGCGCGCATCAATGAGCTCTGCGCCAAATACCCTGGAATAAAGGGTTGCTGATTGGGTTAGGCGACGGCCATGAGGTTCCGCGTCGCCTGCTTGATCGCTGACTTGTCGTTGAGCTGGCGGATGCGGCGGACCGCCGCCATCAGATCCACGACCTCCGGCTCCTTCAGCGGGTTGACTGTGAGGATGTCCTCCGGCCCGCAGTCGAGCGCCTCTGCCAGGGCATAGAGCACTTCCGGAGAAATCGTCTGGTTCTCGCCGCTGACGATCCGGCCGAGCGCTGAGGTCGAGATCAGCTCTTCGCCAGGTTCGTGCTCAAGGCGCAGGTGCAGCTTCCGGATCGAAATCCGGTCTCGGTACTGCATCCATTCCTTCAGGAAGTGCATACGTTTGCGTTTCCGGGTCATGCCCAGAGTGATACGGTATCCGGGACAGAAACCTTGTACCGCTGATCGGGTTTCTGCATCCTTGACGATGTCCCGATTAATGGGACATAAACGCTCCCATGGAAGCGCACGTCGAGCAGCAAGACAGCCACATCCGCCGGTTCATCGCCCAGAAGCAGGTCGATGACCCCCGTTATTCGGTCACCGCTCTGGCGAAAGACGTCGGCTGCGCGCGCCAGCTGATTTACCGCGTCCTCGCAGGCGACCCCGAGGTCGGAAAGAACGCATTTGCCAAGATCGCGAAGGCGACCGGCATACCCGAGACAGACATCTACGGCGACTGGCTGGCGGCAAAGGGCAGGCGCCCTGCAGCAACCGCGCCAGCGAACTGACCTTCGCGGTCCTCCGGGGTCGGGGGCATCCGCACATCGAGATCCGGAAGCCGGCGCCTGGCGCCGCCGGCCGAAGGCGCAGCACCGGGCGCGACCTTCCCGTCGTCCGTCCCTTAGCGAGCCGGGTCAGAGCGCCCCGGTGCTGCGAGTTCCCCAGGCGCAAAAGCGCGACAGCACGGAAGGAGTGAACGGTGATGGCACGGGGTGATGGGCCGAAAGGCAAGACCGCACAGGAAGCGTTCGACGACGGCGACAAGGTCAAGACGATCAAGGACCACAAGCGCGGCACGGCGGCGAACGACCATGAACTGCCGATCGACGGCAAGGGCGGCGATGACGATGAACTCGCGAACTTCAAGCCGTCCGGCGCGACGATCGATGAGCTTCTGGCCGCGATGGAGACGGAAGACGATGAGATCGAGAAGCTGAAGGAGCGCATGGCCAGCAAGACGCGGCCGGAAAAGGAAAAGATTGCGGAGTGCCGCGACCGCATCAAGGCGGCGAAGGACCGGCTCGTCGGCGACGGCTACCAGGCCGAAGTCCTGGACGTGCTGATGGGCGCGCGTCGCGACCAGCGCAAGGCTGCCAAGCGCGCGGAGCAGCTGGACCCGGCGAACCAGAAGAAGCTCAAGGCTTACCAGGCCGTCTGGGACAGCTTCCGCGAGACGCCGCTCGGTCAGGCGACCGAGACGTCCGAAAACGCCGTCCACTAGAGGCGGTCATGGCGTTCACGGAAGAATGGTTCGCACAGCACCAGGCCAAGATGGCCCGCGTCCACGCTGGACTCGGCCTGGTCGTGCCTGCTGTCGACCGTGAGCCCACAAGTTGCCAGCGCCCGCTGACGGGCAAAGCCGACCAGGTGGTCAAGTCCCTGGCGGGCGCAGCCGGGGGCGCGCATGCCCCGGCAATCATGCAATCGGAAGATGATCTGCAGGTGCAGGTTGCTGAGTTCCTGGAGCTGGCGCTCCCGCCGCCGCTTCAGTTCCTGCACATCCCGAACGGAGGCCACCGGCATCCGGCCGTGGCGGCCAAGCTGAAGGCGTTCGGTGTCAAGCCCGGCGCGGCCGACGTGTTAATCCTCGGCTTCCACCCGTTCGTCTGGATCGAATTGAAGACCACGAAGGGCAGGCTGACGCAGGAGCAGAAAGAGTGGCGCGACTGGTGCCGCTCAATAGGCGCGCCCTGGTTCCTGTGCCGCTCGCTCGAGGACGTCATCGAGGCGCTGCAGTCCCTTCAGATCCGGCTAATTGCGAGGGCGGCATGATCCCGCCCCTCGCAACCGTTGCAATCATCGGCGGCTTCACGGCGCTCGCCCTCATCGTCGGCGGCGGCGCAGCCATCGGCCGCTTCATCGACAGGTGGCGCTCATGAGGTTCTGGACCGAGGAAAAAGTCTCTGAACTCCAGCGGTTGTTCAAGGAAGGACACACCGATCTGGAGATCGCGAAGCGCATCAAGACATCGGACAGCGCGGTGCTGGGCAAGCGCCACAGGCTCGGCCTGGTGCGAGAGCAGGCCACACCGGTGCGTGGCCGCCGCGGGAAGGCCAAGGCCAAGCTCACGCCATGGAACGCGCCAGACCCGAACGACCCCGGCCATGCGCTCGATGCGCGCGACTACCAGATCCTGGACGCATGCGTAGCCGGCGAAGACCGCGCCGCGATCGCCAAGCGGTTCAAGGTGCTGACCTCCTACGTGGACGAACTCTGGCGCGTGCGGGAGTTCCAGGAACCGGTGGGAGAGGCTGCATGAGCCCGGCCCTGCAGGTCATTGCCGGCGGCGCGACGCAGATCCAGCGCGACTTCATCAGCGGGTCGAGCGGCTACGGGTGCATTTACGCTGACCCGCCCTGGCAATTCTCGGTGCGCAGCCCGAAGGGCAAGGGCCGCTCGCCGGACGGTATCGTCGCCAAGCCCTTCGGCGATCGCAGCAACTATGCCGAGCGTCACTACAAGACCATGCCGCTGGGCGAGATCATGCGCATGCCCGTCGGCGCGCTGGCCGCGAAGGACAGCATGCTCCTCATGTGGGCAGTCGACCCGATGCTTCCGCAGGCCATCCAGGTCGGAGAGGCATGGGGCTTCACGTACAAGACAGTTGGCTTTGTCTGGGTGAAGCAGCGGCGCACGACCTCTCGCCGCGGCCGTGACATGGACGACAGCTGGCATCGCGAGTTCCCGATGGGCACCGGGTACTGGACCCGCGCGAACCCGGAAATGTGCCTGCTCTTCACGCGGGGCAACCCGAAGCGCCTCAGCGCATCGGTGCGCAAATTGGTGGTGTCGCCGCGCCGCGAGCACAGCCGCAAGCCTGACGTCGTGCGCGCTGAAATCGAGCGCCTGGTTGCTGGCCCTTACCTCGAGCTTTTCGCCCGGACGACAGCGCCCGGTTGGGACGTCTGGGGCAACGAAACGTCGAAGTTCAGCGAGTTGGGGGCGGCGCATGGGTGACAAGAAAATCTGGGACACGGAGATCCCTCACAGCGTGCCTGCGGAGATGGGCGTCATCGGCGGGGTCCTGACGAACAACGATCTCTTTGAACAGGCGGCCACTCGGCTCGGCGCCGGCGACTTCCACCTGCCAGTAAACCAGAAGCTCTGGGAGAAGATCAGCGAGTATATCCAGGCCGGGCGCGTGGCCGATGGCGTCACCATGTCCGAACTCTTCGCCCAGGACGAGGCGCTGCAGGAAGTGGGCGGACGCCGCTATCTGGCCGACCTGCTCGATTCCGCAGCCTTCGGCCCGGAGATCCGCGACTACGCCGCCCTGATCCGGGAACTCAGCGCCAGGCGGCGCATGCTCCACGCCGCGAGCGTCCTGTCTCAGCGCGCCAAGCAGGGCCTGCGCGGACACGAGCGGTTCGCGCTCGATATCGCCCAGGCTGTCGAATACCTGCAGGGCGTGCAGGTCACGCTGACGCCGGACCGCTGGCGCGACAGTCGGATGACGACGGTCCAGGTCATCACTGAGGTCGCCAAGGGACAGAACAAAGCTGCCATCGAGAGCAAGATCGAAGTCCTCGACCGCAAGACAGGCGGATTCCACCGCGGCGAACTGTGGGTTCTGGGCGGGCGTCCCAGCATGGGCAAGTCGGCCCTGGTCGACCAGATCGAGACAAACGTTGCCCTGCAGAAGTCTCCGGATCCCGAGCGCGGATCTGAAGGCCCGGCGTCGGACCCCGACACGAAGCGCATGGTCGTCGCCAAGTTCGCGCTCGAGATGGACCATCGCCAGCTGTCCTACCGCAACGCCGCGCGCATCACGCACCAGACGCAGAACATGGCGATCCCTTACGAGGCCATCCGCGGCCGGCGTTGGGGCGAGGAAGGCGGCAGGGCCATCCAGGCGGCAATGCGTGAGGCCCCGCAGGTCCACTGGGACGATACGCCGAACATCGACCTGAACCACATGCGCGCCCAGCTGACGCGCCTGAAGCGCCGCTATGGCCGCATCGACCTGATCACCTGCGACTACCTGCAGATCATGGAGGCACAGCAGCAGAAGGGCGAGAACCTAGCCGCCGCGATCGGCCGCCTGACCAAAGGCTGCAAGTCCTTCGCGCGGGAGTTCGATGCGCCCTTCATCCTGCTCTCGCAGCTCACAAAGGACGTCGACCGGCGGGATGATAAACGGCCCCAGCTGGCCGACCTGCGGGACTCGGGCTCGATCGAGGCGGACGCTGACGGCGTCATGTTCTGCTACCGCGAGTATTACTACCTGTCCCGGGCGCCAGAGCCCAAAGGCAGGGACGAGATCGCCGAGCGCGAGGCCAGGCTCACCCAGTGCGAGCCAGAGATGGAAATCATCATCCCCAAGGTGCGGATGGGTCAGCCGGGCAGCGTCACGACGTACTGGAACGCCGCAACCTCGCTGATCGTGTCCTCGCGCGACCAGCTGCACGGCGCCCAGTCCCAGGCCAAAGACTTTTTCAGTGAGTACGGCACATGACCGCGCGGCTATCGATCGTTCCCGCTGATGCTTTCGAGGATGACCGCCTGACGCCGGCGGACGTCCGGGTGCTGGGGGTGCTGGGCACCTTCCTGGACCGCCGGAACGAGTGCTTCCCGTCGCAGGCTCTGGTCGCCCAGAGGGCCAAGCTGAACCGCGTGACGGTGAACAAGTCGCTCCGGAAGCTGGCCGATTATGGCTACGTCCAGGTCCGGCAACGCTGGCCCGGGAAGGCCAAATCGGTGCTCGTCTACCACGTCCTGCTGGACCAGAATGTGAGGTCCGAACTGGCCTCGGAACAGCCCGGATTGTTCTCGGCTGAGGAGCTTGGAGGGCTCGAAAACTCAACAAAATCGCATGTTGCAAAAAACAACATGGGAGAGCCGAAACCCCAGCAAAATAGCATGTTGCAAAAAGCAACATGCGGAAATCCAGATGTAGCCTCTAGAGGCAACATCGATGTAGCCTCTGGAGGCTACACAGAACTCCCCAAGGTAACTCCCCATCTTTCCGTTTCTAACGAAACGGACGATTTGATCGAAAACGATCTCGAGGAACCTGTCCCCGAAGCGACAGCCGCCGAACTGCAGGCCCGGATCATCTTCGGAGCCGGAGTCCTGCTGCTCACCGCAGCCAAGATCCCAGAGGCCAAGGCCCGCAGCTTTCTTGGAAAGCTCCGGAAGGATTTCGGAACAGCATCGGTCGCAGCAGCGGTCACGCGTGCAGCGTCCGAACTGCCGACAGATCCGCAGGCGTGGCTGCGCAAGGCTTGCGAGGTCGAGGCGCGACGGCGAGGCGTGAAGCTGCCCACCGCCTCACGGCAGGCGCATCCCGATGATGAGGCCGACCGCATCGAGGCGCTCGATCGACGCATGGCGCACGTCGCAGGCGGAGGGCTCTGGGCGATGTCGTGGGGCAAGGATCCGCGCCTCGACGCCACCGGAGTGCCGCCGGAGCTCTACCAAAAACACAGGATCACGCCGCCCGAGATCGGGCTGCGCAATGCGTAGCGTTCAACCCTTCAGCGAGGACCAGATGGACACGATCGAAACCAAAAACCGCCGCCAGCGCATCGACGATGCCGAGGCCGAACTCGCCAACGCGCACCAGAGCCTGGGAGCATCCAAGGCCAAGCAGATGCGCCTGCTCGGCGACATCGGCGACGCCCAGGCCAAGGTCGAAGCGTCGATCGACCGCGTGAAGCGCGCCGAGGAAGCGCTGCAGGCGGCGATCGAGTACCGCGATGCACCGGCAGACCCGGCCGGCGCCCAGCTGCTGTTCGGCAGGGCCACCACGGACATGACCCTCAACGGCGGCACGCCGGCCAGCGAGGCGGGATAACCGATGTCGCGCAAGGCCATCCCGGCGGTTGCCAAGGGCGCTCCGACGCTCACCGTGGACGAGCAGCTGCTCGTTCAGCAGGTGATCGAGGAACGCCCGAGCAGCCTGTGGTCCCGGTTCAAGTCCGGGATGGCGAGCGCCGCAAAGGTGATCTTCAGGGACGAGTTTGACCGCGTGTGCTCGATGGTCGTGAAGGAACTCGACGGCCAGGCGATCACGCCGGATGAGGCGGCCAAGCGTGCGCGCCGGATCATCATCGCCTGCACGCAGGCCGAAGTTCACTGCATCTGCCCGAAGTGCGACATCAGCGAGACGGCCGTCCTGGTCGTGTTCCTCGGTCACCCGAAGTCGGGATTCCTGTTCCAGCGCGCCATCCGCCTCAAGGATCCGAAGGGGGCGAAACGTGGCTGACGCAGCAATCGCCCTCCGCGTCCGCATCAAGCCGGACGAAGTCGAAACCGTGGAGACGCGCAGCTATCCGGCGCAGGCCTATCCGGGCGCCTCCCTGCCGACGGCAAAGCTGGCGCTTATCGCGAACCAGGTCGTGGGTGAAGCCTTCGCTGTGGAGACGCTGCTGCTGCGCGGACGCCGGCGTGGAGCACGCCGCCTGGCGCACGCCCGCACCATCGCCATGGCCCTGGTCCACATGGTGTGCGGACGCAGCCAGACTGACGTGGCCAGGTGCTTCTCCGGGCGCAACCGCACCACAGCGTCCAACCACATGGAGAACATCGAGGCGCTGAACGATGCGCCTGAGCATGAGGCGTTCTGGAACCTGCTCGAGCGCAAGTTCACGCTGCTCGTTGAGTACGCCTCGCTGCCTTCGTCACGCCAGGCATGGGCGGATGCACTGCAGGGGCTGGAGCGTGGGCTGGATGATGGCGCGCTCGAGGGCGATGCCGTCGACCAGGCCAGGCATGTCACTGGCGTGTTCTGGGAGGACCGCATCCGTCGTGAGTAACCAACGCAGAAAGGACTTCGATGCGAGGCGTCGAGCAGACAGCGAGACGCGCCAGCTGTACGGCACCCAGCGTTGGCGCATCATGTCGAGGATGCAGTTAAACCGAGAGCCGCTGTGCGCGAAGTGCTGGGCGCAAGGCATCACGACGGCGGCCACGATCGCCGACCACAACCCACCACACAGAGGCAACGTGTATGAGTTCTGGCATGGCCCGCTTCAGTCACTGTGCAAGCGTTGCCACGACCAGGACAAACAGCGCGAGGAAGCGCGAGGCTACAGCGGTGATGCGGATGAGGACGGGTGGCCGTCGGACCCCAGACACCCAGCCAACGCGCACAGCAGCGCACGTGTGGGGCGGCGAGGCCCAGAGAAAGGGCACGGGGGGGAGGTCAAATCTCTAGGGCCTTCCGACGCCCGACCGGCGCCCCCCGCAAACGCGAATTTCCGGGAAATTGGAAGCCGGGGTCGGACCGATGGGTAGAAAACCGAGCACCACGTCGGCGGAAGCACCGAAAATCGCCGGCCAGATCGAGTTCTGGCCGCTCGCGCGCCTCAAAGCAGACCCGCGCAACGCCAGGACGCACTCCGAGGCGCAGATCGCCCAGATTGCGGCATCGATCGAGCAATTCGGCTTCGCGGGCGCGATCCTCGCCGATGCGAAGGGGATCGTGGCAGGTCACGGCCGGAAACTAGGCCTCGAGGCCCTGTTCGCCGCCGGCAAGATCGCGAAACTGCCCAACGGCTCCGACATCCCGCAGGGTTTCGCCCCAGTCATCGACTGCACCGGGTGGAGTCCGGAGCAGCGCCGCGCCTACATGATCGCGGACAACCAGATCGCGCTCAACGCGGGCTGGGACATGAAGCTCCTGGCGCTCGAATTCAACGAGCTGAAGCTGGGCGGGTTCGACGTCGGCGTGCTTGGATTCGGCGAAAGCGAGATGCGTGCGCTCGCTCGCAAGCGTGTCGCCGGCGGGACCGACCCCGACGATGTGCCGCCTGTGCCGAAAAAGCCGGTCGCCAGGCCCGGAGATCTCTGGACGCTCGGCGATCACCGGCTGCTCTGCGGCGATAGTACGTCCAAATCTGACGTATCTCGGGTGTTGAATGGCGCCCGCCCGCATCTGGCGGTCACCGACCCGCCATATGGCGTGAATTACGACGCCAGCTGGCGCGAGAAGGCCGGAGCATCGCGAAAGGGCACGGTCGCGGCCGGAAAGGTCCTGAACGACGATCGTGCGGACTGGCGCGAGGCGTGGGCGCTGTTTCCAGGCGCTGTGATGTACGTCTGGCACGGCGCGCTGCACGCAGCGACCGTCCAGGCGTCGCTGCAGGCGGTCGGCTTCCAGATCCGCGCGCAAATCGTCTGGGTGAAGACCAGGCCGGTGCTCGGTCGCGGCCACTATCACTGGCAGCACGAACCGGCGCTCTACGCCGTCCAGCCCGGCCAGGACGAACACTGGCAGCCCCGGTTTGAGCCGATGCACGAACTCGCGGAATACGCCGTGCGCGAGGGCGGGAAGGGCCACTGGGACGGCGGACGGCAGCAGTCGACCGTCTGGATGATCGAACACACGAAGTCGGATACCGGACACTCGACGCAGAAACCCGTCGAGGCCATGCGCCGGCCGATCATCAACAACTCCGCGCCAGGCGATCTGGTCTACGAGCCGTTCTGCGGTTCCGGGACAACCCTGATCGCGTGCGAGATGGAAGCGCGGAAATGCATCGCGCTCGAGCTAAACCCCGCCTACTGCGACGTGATCGTCGAGCGGTGGCAGGCTTTCACGGGCGGGAAGGCCAAGCGGGAACGCAGAGGGGCCGCCGCATGACGCGTGGACGCAAGCCGAAACCCACAACGCTGAAGGTCATCGAAGGAAATCGCTCGAAAACGGTGATCCGACCGGACGCTATCCGCCCCAAGAGCAGGGCGAGCGTGCTTTCGCCGCCCTCGCACCTCAGCGGACCCGCAAAAGCCGAGTGGAAGCGCCTCTCCAAAGGCATGTCGCAGCTCGGGCTCCTGTCGGACCTCGATCGGGGCGCGTTCGCGGCCTATTGCCAGGCATACGGGCGCTGGAAGCAGGCTGAAGACGCGCTCGACAACCTGCGCCGCAAGGATGACAGCGGAATGGGCGCGATGCTGGTCACCACAAAGGCCGGCAACACGATCCAGAACCCTCTCGTCGGCATCGCCAACAAGGCGATGGGCGACATGGTGCGATATGCGGCCGAGTTCGGCTTCACTCCGTCGGCCAGGGCGCGGATCACGATGGATGACCCGACAGAGGGCTCCAAGTTCCAGGGACTGATCGGTGCGAAACGCGCGTAAACCGCAGGCGATGAGCCGCGCCGACAGGGTCATCGCCTTCATCGAGTGCCTGATCGTCCCACACGGGCAGGGCGCCGGTGAAACGCTCCATCTCGAGAAATTCGAGATCGACTGGATCCGCGATGTCTACCAAGAGCACAAAGGCCGCCGGCGCGTGCGCCGCGCCATCCTCTCGATCGCCCGGAAAAACGGAAAATCCACGCTGATGGCGGCGCTGGCGCTCGTCCACCTGGTCGGGCCCGAAGCCATCATGAACGGAGAGATCGTCTCGGCCGCCAACGATCGCGAGCAGGCGGCTGTGGTCTTCAACCTGGCCGCCAAGATGGTGCGCGCGGATCCCGAACTGCTCGCGCTCATCAACGTGATCGACTCGACGAAGCGGATGGTCTGCTACCACAACGGCTCGGTCTACAAGGCGATCTCTGCCGAGGCTGGCACAAAGCACGGCGGCAACCCGAGCGTCTGGATCTTCGACGAACTGGCGCAGGCCAAGAATCGCGACCTGTTCGACGTCCTCGACACATCCCAGGGCGCGCGGGCAGAGCCGCTCGGCATCGTGATCTCCACGCAATCGAACGATCCGCAGCACATCCTGTCGGAAATGATCGATGACGGCATGCGCGGCGACGATCCGTCGATCGTTTGCCACCTCTATGCCGTACCGGACGAGTGCGAGGACATTTACGACGAGAAAATTTGGAAGCTCGCGAACCCTGGCCTCGGAACCATCCGCTCGATCGAGGACATGCGCGCCATGGCCCGGCGCGCGAGCCGGATGCCGTCGTTTGAGAACACTTTCCGCAATCTCTACCTGAACCAGCGGGTAAATCGCCTGACGACGCTGGCTCCGAAGGGGATCTGGAAGGCGTGCGAGGACAAGGCGCTGGAATTCGAGGATGGCGAGGAAGTGATCCTCAGCCTCGACATGGCGGGCAAGATCGACCTGTGCGCGCTCGGCATGATGGCCGTGAAGACGCCGAAATATCGCAACTGGTTCTGGAAACCCGAGGACTTTCTGGACGATCACGCCAAGCGCGATCGCATCCGGTACGACGTCTTCGCCAGCCAGGGCCTGCTCGAGACATCACCGGGCAAGGCCATCCACCCGCGCCTCGTGGCCATGAAGATCTACGAGATCAAGCTCCGCTATCGTGTCGTCGCCCTGGTTCACGACCGGGATCGGATGGACCAGCTGAAGCGCGAACTCGACGAGATCGAGTGCCCCTTCCAGGACGGACCAGGTGACGGCCTGCCGCTCTATCCGTGGGGGCAGGGCTATCGATCGATGGCGCCATCGCTGGACGAACTCGAGCGCATCCTCATGGAGGAAGAATTCCGCCATGACGGTCACCCGATCCTCACCTGGTGCTTTTCCAACGCGGTCGTCACTCAGGATCCGGCCGGGAATCGGAAGTTCGATAAGGAAAAGTCCCGCATGCGCATCGACGGAGCTCAGTCGCTCGCGATGGCGGCCGGGATGCGGGCAAAATTGATCACCGAACCAGAGGTCAGTCACTTCTGGGAGCACGCCTGAACCCCCGTGCGAGTTTGCGGGACCTACAGTCCGCGTGAAATCAGGCGGATAGGCGGGAATGGCGTCGTTCTGGGACCAGGTCAGCGGCTTTTTCGGCCGCAAAGAGAAGCCCATCACGAACTCGCTAGAGCTGTTTCGCGAGATCTATGGCGGGCGAACATCCAAGTCTGGCATCACGATCAACGCAGCCCGTGCGCTCGAGATCTCCGTCGTTCTGGCCTGTGTCCGCGTGCTCGCAGAGGGTGTCGCCCAGGTCCCGTGGCGGCTTTACCGCGAGAAGGACGGCCGACGCACGCCGGCGACCGACCACTACCTCTACCGGCTGATTTCGCGCGCGCCAAATGCGCAGCAGTCGTCCTTCGAGTTCCGCGAAACGCTGATGTTTCATCTGGTGCTGTGCGGGAATGCGTTTGTGTTTCTCAACCGAGTCGGTCGCGCCCGTGAAATCCGGGAAATGGTGATCATCGACCCCGGTCGGGTCGAGGTGAAACGCAACGCGGATTGGTCGCTCACCTACAAGGTCCGGGGAGAACAGGGTCAGTCGCAGGAAATCGCTGCCGAGGCGATCTGGCATCTACGGGGGCCATCTTGGAACTCTTGGATGGGTATGGACGCGGTCAAGCTGGCTCGCGAAGCGCTTGGACTCAGTGTTGCGCTTGAGGAATCCCAGTCCGAACTGCACCGAAACGGAGCCCAGCCCAGCGGCCTCCTGGCGGTTGATGGTGCGCTGACGCCGGAAAAGTACAAATTCCTCGCGGACTGGCTCGATAAGTACGCGCCCGGCGCCGAGCGGTCACACAAGCCCATGCTTCTCGACATGGGCGCAGAATGGACGCCGTTCCGGATGACCGGCGTCGATGCGCAGCACCTCGAAAGCCGGAAATTCCAAGCGGAGGAAGCCTGCCGGCCATTCCGCGTCCTGCCGATCATGATCGGCCTCTCCGGCGACAAGAATGCGACCTTCGCAAGCGCCGAACAGATGTTTCTGGCGCACGTCACGCACACGATGATGCCTTGGTACGTCCGGATCGAAATGTCCGGCGAGAACAACCTGCTGACAGACGCCGATCGGAAGGATGGCCTATACCTCAAGTTCGTCGCGGCCGGTTTGCTCCGCGGCGCATCGCAGGAGCGGGCCGATTACTTCGCTAAGGCGCTTGGCTCCGGCAACGGCAAGGGCTGGATGACACAGAACGAAGTCCGGGCGCTCGACGAACTTGATCGCAGCGATGATCCGGAGGCCGACAAGCTCCCTCAACCCCCGGCGCCAACGAAACCGTCATCATCTGGCGGGTCTGAAGCAGATCCGCCGAGCGGGAACCAGTAGATGTTGGAAACCAAACAGTTCGGCCTGTCGGAGGTCAAATTTGCTCCCGACGCCAGCGGAATGATGTTTGAGGGCTATGGCGCCTACTTCGGCAACGTCGACAGCTATGGCGACGTGATCGCGAAGGGCGCGTTCGCACAGACCCTCCGAGACGCGAAGAAGACCGGCACGTATCCGGCCATGCTGCTGCAACACGGCAACTGGCTCGGCGGGGATGACAACATGCCGGTCGGCATCTGGACGTCGATGAAGGAGGACGACAAGGGCCTCGTCGTCGAAGGCAAGCTGGCTGACACGCAACGTGGCAAGGATGCCTACGCGCTCCTGAAGATGGAGCCGCGGCCTGCGATCACTGGTCTCTCTATCGGCTATCGCGTCAAGGAAATGGTGCTCGGCACGAAGCCGAAGGAGCCCCGCCGCACGCTAACCGCGGTCGAGCTGTTCGAGGTCTCGCTGGTGACCTTCCCGGCAAACGACAAGGCCCGCGTTACGGGCGTCAAGTCGGTCAACGCGCGGGTCCTGGAGGCGGCTCTACGTTCCGAACTCAAACTTTCCCAGACGGACGCCGTGAGGGCGGTCGCTCTGGTCAAGCAGCACCTCCGCGACGGCGGTGCATTCGACGGCGGGGACGACCGTGACGGCGCGGACCTCAAGGCAATCGCGGACCGAATCCGCGCCACCACAGCAACCCTGAAGGCACCCAATGTCTGAACAAATTTCCCAGCTTCTGAAGGCCGTCGAGGATCAAGGCACCGCCTTTGAGACCTTCAAGAAGTCGATCGACGAGCAGCTGGCAGACGCCAAGAAGGGCAGGAACGATCCCGCTCTCGTCGCCCGTCTGGAAAAGCTCGAAAAGTCCATGGATGACGCGATCGAACTCAAGTCGAAGATCGAGGCAGGGCTGGCGGCCGAGAAGAAGGAGCGCGAGGACCTCGAGATGCGCCTCAACCGCAAGGGCGCGACTGAGGTCTCCAAGGAAGCTATCCTGGTCGGCGACTTCAATCGGCAGCTGAAGCGACGTCGCGAGGAACTCCGCAAAGCCCCGATCGAGGAAGTCGATCAGAAGGGCTATGACGACTACAAGGCCGCCCAGAACGCCTATCTGCGCAACGGCGACAAGGGCATGTCGGCCGAAGAACTGAAGACCCTGCAGATCTCGATCGATCCAGACGGCGGCTACCTTGTGACCCCGGACGTTTCCGGCCGCATCGTGACCAAGCTCTATGAGACATCGCCGATCCGTCAGATCGCGTCCGTTTCGTCGACGTCGAAGGATAAGGTCGAGGGGATGGAAGACCTGGACGAAGCCGGCGCTGGGTATGCTGGCGAACGGTCGACGTCTGGCAACACTGACACCCCGCAGCTTGGCAAATGGGAAATCCCGATCGCCAACATCGACACGGAACCGAAGGCGACGTCCAACCTGCTCGATGACGCCGACCGGGACGTGGAGGCGTGGCTGGCTGGCAAGGTGTCCGACAAGATCGGGCGCTTTGAAAATGGAGAGTTCGTCAACGGCGTCGGCGGCGCCACGAAGATCCGTGGCTTCCTGCAGTACGACACCGCCGTCGACTCGGGGAGCGGCGTCGACTGGGGCTCCATCGGCTACATCAAGACCGGTGCGAACGGCGCCTTCAACGGCACGAACCCGGCGGACAAGATCTTTGATCTGATCGGCCTGCTGAAGGACGGCTATTTGCCGAATGCCCGCTTCGTGACCCGGCGCGCGGTGATCACTCTCATGCGGAAGTTCAAGGACACCGCCGGCAACTATCTCTGGCAGCCGTCGCTCGTTCTGGGCAATCCGGAGAGCTTCGCTGCGTATCCGATCACCCGCGCGGAAGACATGCCGGCGCTCTCTTCGAACGGCTTCTCGCTGGCGTTCGGCGACTTCCGCGAGGGCTATTCGATCTTCGACCGCCAGGGCATCCGCGTCCTGCGCGACCCCTTCACCGCCAAGCCGTACATCAAGTTCTACACGACCAAGCGGACCGGCGGCGGGGTGGTGAACTCGGAGGCGATCAAGCTCCTGCAGTTCGCATCGTAACGCCGACCAGAAGGGCGGGCCGAAGGGTCCGCCCGAAGGCCTTTCAGGGGCTCAGGCCCCGCCAGAAACAGACTGAGGAAGTCAAATGCTTCGCGATCTCTACAACAACCTGAAGGTCATCGGCGCGACGGTTGCCGGACCGACCGACAATACGGCGGTGCAGAGCCCCATCGTCGATACCCGCGACTATCAAAGCGTGGTGTTTGTCGTTCAGACGGGCACGCTGGCTGATGCGGACGCAACCTTTGCCGGCGTCATGGCGGAATCCGACGACAGCGGCATGTCCGGCTCCAACGCGGTCGCTGATGAAGACCTGATCGGACTCGAGGCCGACGTGTCGTTTGACTACGCCGACGACAACTTTGAGGGAAAGATCGGCTACATCGGCAACAAGCGATATGTGCAGCTTACGGTCACACCGTCGGCCAATGCGAGCGCCGCGCCGATCGCCATCCTCGCTCTGGGCGTTCCTCGTCGCCTGCCGGCAGCCTGATAGCGGCGTTATCCAGGTGGTCGGCTCAAGGGCCGGCCGCCAACTAACCAGACGGAGCGATGGTGATGAAGGCGAAGATCTTCGCGGAGTTCAAAACGCTCCGCCCCGGCGACAAGAGGAATTCTGTCGTCGAAGTTGGAGAGGTTGTCGAAGGCCCGGTGGCGGAAGCCGCCATTGCCAACAACTTCGGCAAGCAGGTTCCCGAGGATACCCCCGTGGGAAAGGGGGCCGCCGCGCCCACGCCAGCAAAGGCGCCGGCCAAAGGCGGGAAGGGCAAGGGCGCAAAGGCTGGCGACTCTGGTGATGGCGACCAGGGAACGGGTGAAGGCGAATAAGCTTGTTCCCGCCCGTCCAGACAACACCGCCGGCAGATCCGCCGGTTTCAGTGGCCGATGTGAAGGGGCACCTTCGCATCGGCCATTCCTCTGAGGACGCTGTCCTCGAAGCATTTCTGGCCGCGGCGGTCTCTCACCTGGACGGTCACAGTGGGATTCTGGGCCGCTGCATGGTCACCCAGACGTGGAAGCAGCCCTTCCCATGCTGGCCGGTAGATGGCTGCCTGCGCCTGCCGTTCCCGGATGTCGATGTGGACAGCGTCGAGATCCACTATCTCGACGAGCTGGCCGACGATCAGACACTGGCCGACGATGAATTCGAGGTCCTGCAGGACGACATCGGGGCCTACGTGCGCCTTCGGGCGGCCTTCACGTCGCCGGCGATCCAGGATGACAGGGCCGCGCCGGTGTGGGTCGTATTCGATGCCGGCTATGGGGACGCCACCAAGGTCCCGCCAACGATCAAGGCCGCAATCCTGCTGATTGTCGGCGACCTCTACGAGAACCGCGAGAACACGGTCGTCGAAGATGTCCGTGTGACCGAGATGCCGATCGCGGCGTCGCGGCTGCTGGCACCGTTCCGCCGTGTCGGGATCTAATTCAGGTAAACACGTCGCTATCGTCGCGCATGGCCCGTCCATGCTGGACTTCATGCGCATGTCACGCGCCGGACCGGTTCCTGGCATCGACCAGGTCTGGGGTATTAACGGCACGGGAGAGGTCGTCACCTGCGATCGCATTTTTCACATGGACGATGTGCGCGTCCAGGAGCGCAGGGCTGAGGCACGACCAAATGGAAGCATCGCGCGCATGCTTCAGTGGTTGAAGTCGTCGACCGTCCCTGTCGTCACCAGCCGCGCGCATGAGGCTTATCCGGCGCTCGTGGAGTTCCCGCTGCAACGGCTTTTCAATGAAGTCTGCCGTGGCTACCTCAATTCGACATTGGCCTACGCAGTCGCGTTCGCGATCTTGGAGCGCGTGGGCAAGCTCTCGATGTTCGGCTGCGATTTCAGCTTTGCCGATAGCTATCAGGCCGAGCGAGGGCGCGCCTGCGTAGAGTTTTGGCTGGGGGTGGCTCGAGCGCGAGGCATAGACGTCTTCGTGACGCGGAGTTCGCCGCTAATGGATGCGAGCACGCCAGACAGCCACCTGTACGGGTACGATACGCTGGACGTCGCGATCGCGGGCGGCGAGCGGATCGGCTGGACAATCGAGATGACGCCGCGTGCTGAGTTCGTCTCAGCCGAGGAAATCGAACGGCGCTATGATCACACCCTCAAACGGACCTGACGCCATCCCGAACCGCTGGGTGCAGTTCACCCGCGCATGGGACTGGTCGATCCCGAAGTATCGCGGGCGGGCGACAAAGCACTTCCCCGCAGGCATGCGGGTCCGCCTGACCAGGTCGCAGTATCAATCGGCCATGGCCGCCGGCGTGGCAGTCTCCATCCGCAACCCACGCCTTGAGGCGTTCGCGGAGGCGGAACATGGACGCCCTGATCCTTAGCTTCTTCCTGGGCGGCATCACTGGGTCGATCGGCGGCATGCTCCTGATGCGCAAGCAGATGACTGGCCGGTTCATTGGTCCAGTGCCAAAGCCGGACCAGGTCGATAGCGAGCATCACTGATGCCTGCAGGCGCGCTCCGGGAGAGCGTCACGTTTCAGCGCCAGGCGGCAGGATCCGGAACCACGCTCCGGAACCAGCTCGCCGTGTTCGCCGACATCGCTGACGCCATCGGCATCCCCGCCGAACTGACGCCGCTGCGTTACGGCGAGACGGTCATCGCCCAGGGCGTGCAGGGCAGGCGGCTATACGTGGTGAAGGTGCGCTACACGGACGTGCTCGCCGGAATCCGGATCAATGACCGGATGGTCGATGCTCGTGTCGGCACGGTCTACAACGTGAAGTCGCCGCCGGTGAACCCGGACAAGAAACGCAAGTATCTCGAGATCCAGGTCGAGACGGGCGGCGCCAGTGGCTGAGAACCGCTTTCTCCGTAAACAGCGCGTGCTGCAGATCATGGCGGCGATCCCGCCGGCGGTCCGGGTGGCGGCTCGTGAAGGGCTGGATGAGCAGTCTGCGTTCTTCGTGGAGCAGGTCCGGCCGCGCGTTCCGCGTGAACATGGCGACCTGGCAGACAGCCTCGAATGGCACCGCAATCTCCGCGGCGACAAGATCTCCAACGTCATCACCGAGGGACGGAACCAGCCGAAGGATCCGAAAAACAGGAAGGCCAGGGCGGTGGAGTTCGGGCGCCCGGACATGGCCGCACAACCGCATTTCTTCCCGACATACCGGGCTAACAAGCGGAAGATGAGCAACGCGGTGATGAAGAAGGTCCGGACGGTTATCCGCAAGCTCTGGGGCACGACATGAAGGACCCGACCTCAGCAGTGACGGAGGCGGTGTTCGCCAAGCTCGCAGCGTCGGCAGCCGTCCAGGCCGTGCTCGGGAATCCGATCCGCGTCTATGACAAGGTCGTCGACAACCCGTCGTATCCCTTCGGCCGTATCGGGGATGGCCAGGCGGTGGGCGACAGCGTGCAGTGCTTCGATGGCTGGGACTCGTATTTCACGCTGCACATCTTCAGCCGGCATGAGCAGTACCCGAAACTCGAGGCCAGCGACATCGCCACGGTGTGCTGCCAGGCGATCGGCAACAATGACGACCTCCCGGCGCCGTCCGGATTCAAGATCAAGGAAGCCATCCTCGAGGACTCGCGAACCTTCTTCGATGATGACGGCGTGACCGGCCATACCGTGGTGACGATCCAGTACCTGGTCGACGACGGCGCCTAGCGCATCGCAATCCGCCCCCCTCATCACCGCCCTGATCCTCCGACCATCGGCGCCTGTCGCGCCTGCGGCTGAGGAACATCACCATGGCGGACGCCAAGACTGTCCGGGGCACAAAGCTCCTTATCAAGGTTTCGGACGGCGCCTCGTCGCCGACCTTCGCGCATCCGTGCCTGATCAACACGGACCGCGGCATCTCGTTCAACGCGGACACGAACGACGTCGTGATCCCGGACTGCAGCAACCCGGACCTCATGGCCTGGGCGGCGCGTGAGAAGGTCACGCTTTCGGCCGAGATCACTGGCGCCGGCACGCTCAACACGCCGGATACGTCGGATTACTTCGACTGGGTCACCTCGGCCGACCCGAAAGCCGTCCGCGTCGAACTCGGCGACGTGGCGCTGGCCGATGGCGGCGGCTATTGGTCTGGCAACTTCCACCTGACCCGGTTCGAAGTGAACGGCACGCGCGGCAACCGTGCGCAGTGCGCGATCACCATGCAGTCGGATGGCTCGGTGACCTGGACAGACGCCGCCTCCTGATGAGCCGTAGCGCCGAAATCAGCCTGCCGTTTGGGGACGACCACCGGAATTTCCGACTCGGCCTCAAAGAGCTGCAGAAGCTCCAGGAGCGCTGCGCCGACAAGGTGCTGGGTGAACGTGGTCCGTTCCAGATCCTGCAGGCGCTGATCGGCGGGACGTGGCGGATGGAGGACGTGGTCGAAACCATCCGCCTCGGTCTGATCGGGGGCGGCATGAAGCCGGAGGACGCGGGCAAGCTGATCACCGAGCGCTTCGAAGATCGCGTGGGCCTTTATGAGCACGCGCTGACAGCTGCCGCGATCCTGCGTGCGGCGATGATCGGCCCAGAGGACGATAAGCTGGAAGGCGGGAAGGACCCGCCGGGGGAGGCGGAAGCGGAGCTGCCGACGGGCCCCTCAGCTTCGCCCACATCCTCGGACAGGCCGCAGTCCTCGGGTGGACCGCCAGAGACATCGATCAACTGAGCTATTGGGAGTTCAACGCCGCGGTCGCCGGATATGCGAAGGCCTGCTCGGCAGATACCGGACCAGCCGCTCCCACGAACGATGAATTTGACCGCGCGCTCGCGAATTCCGTGGTGCACTGATGGCGACAAACGAAGCCCTCATCCTCCAGATCTCCGCTGACGTCCGGCGCATCGAAAAGGCGCTGAACCAGGTCCGCGGCACGACCAATCGCCAGCTGTCGGCCGTGGAACAGCGCTTCGACCGGATGAACGCGCATGTGAGGCGGTCCGGTGATGACATGGCGCGGGACCTGCGCGCGTCGATCGCCGCCATCGGAATCGGCGTCGCCATCCGCGAAGTGTCGGACTACTCGGACAGCTGGACATCGGCGCGAAACAAGATCGCGGCTGCCGGCGTCGAGCAGGACAAGCTCGCCGACACAATGCAGCGCATCGTCGGTTTGGCGAAGGAAACCGGCTCCAACTTCGATGCGACGGCCGACCTCTACGCCAGGGTGCAGCGGAGCGCGAGCAAGCTGGGCCTCACACAGGAAGACGTCCTGAAGATCACCGAGCAGGTCAATAAGGCGTTCGTTGCCGGCGGCGCCGCCGCGGGAGAACAGGCCTCGGGGATTCTGCAGCTCGGCCAGGCGCTGGGCTCCGGCGTCCTGCAGGGCGACGAACTGAAGTCCATCCGGGAAAACGCTCCGCTGCTGGCGCAGGCGATCGCAGACGAGTTCAACACCACGATCGCGGGCCTGAAGAAGCTCGGCGCCGAGGGCGAACTCACCAGCGACCGGGTGGCCAAGGCGATCCTCAACGCCAACTCCATCCAGGAGCAGTTCGGCCGCACGACCAAGACCGTGGCGCAGTCGATCGAGAACCTGCGGACGGAGTTCACCCGCTACGTCGCGGATAGCAAGGTCGCCCAGGCGACCGTTCAGACGCTGACAGGATTCCTGAAGTTCGCGACGGACAACCTGAACACGCTTGCAGACGCTGCAATCGTGGCCGCATCGGTCATCGGCGGCACGCTGGCTGTCGCTGCCATCGGCCGGTTCGTGGTTCAACTGCTTACTGTCGTTCGGACCGCGCGCGAGGCCGCGACCGCCTTGCAGGCGCTTCGCATTGCAATGACGTTTTTCAGCGGCCCCATAGGCGCTGTCATTCTTGGAATTGGCGCCGCGCTGGGGACGCTGGCGTTTAACACAAACGATTCCGCATCTGCGGCCGATAGGGCGGCCCAGTCTTTCCGGCGCGTTGAGGAAATTCAGGCCGACATCACGTCCGGCCAGAAGGCGCTGGAGACTGCGCAGAAGAAGCTCACTCAGGCGATTGTCGATGGCGGAGAGGCTGCCAAGACGGCGGCAACACTCGAAGTGGATCGTCTTCGAAAGAACCTGGAGGGGAACCAGGCACTGCTGAACATCGAGAAGGCGAGGGCAGCAGTCGCTATTCGCGATCGTGCGCGCGAATTCGAGACAAAGCGCGTGCCTGTGCCATTCGTGTCGGAGGAGCAAAACAAGGCCTTGTTCGGCGGCGGCCTCACGCTGCAGCAGCAGTTCGGAGTCTTCGCTGGTCCGGCCTTGGCAAAGCGCGGGCAGACTGGCTCTGAGTTTGTCGCCGAGATGGCTATCAAAGCGCAGACCAAGGCCCTCACTGAGGAAGAAAAAGCCCTTCTGTCCGTCGTCTCGGCCATGACCGCTTACGACGAAGAGATGAAGGGCCTCCAGGAGCGTCTGAATGACTTGAACGACATCAACCTCGTCGACCCTAACGACATCCTGCCGTTCCCGACCGAGGACGGGGCTGGCGGCAAGAGCGGCGGGGCCAGCAGCGCTGTGAAGGGGTATCGCACAGATCTCGAGAAGCTGCGGGACACGCTGAAAGAACTTGGCGAGGAAGCGAAGAAGGACGCCGACCTGGTCGGGGCCGCTGTCATGTCCGTGGACAGCCTGCAGCAGAACGGCAACCGATCGGCAGCCGACTTCGCCAGCGATCTCGAGGACGCCAATCAGCAGCTGACCGAACTGCAGGAGAAGACCGACCAGCGCGCGATCGAGCGGTCACGTCGCGCCGTGCAGGCCATCCTGGATCTGGCCAACAGCGACCTCTCCGCAGCGTTCAAGTCGATTCCGTCCTTCAGCGACATCCTGACGGGAGAAGACGTCGGGCTCGTCCGATCGAAACTGAAAACCATGGCTGAGGCAGCAGCGGAAGCCGTGGCCGCCGGCCAAGACAAGATCGAGGCTGAATTCATCAACACGATCACGGAGATCGAGCGCGCCAGGCAGGCCGCGATCGCCGCCGGCATCACTGACATGAACCGGTTCGACAATGCGGTGCGCGCGGCGTTCGAAAAGCTGGACAGCGACCTCAGCGAACTGCTCGGTCCGGTCGATGTCCCAGACAGCCTCAAGCCTGATCTGCAGGCGGTCTTCAGTCCAGACCTTCCCGACTTCGTCGATGAGCTGCAGGGCTTGCGGGATGGCATCCGCGAGGGCGTAAAGGCCGGCCTGCGCGAAGGCATCCAGACCGATGACTGGGGGCAGGCGTTGCGCAATGCGGTCGCAGAGGCCGTAACGCGCGGGTTCGACGAAGCCATCAACGTGTTTGCGGATGCGCTCACGGATATCCTCACCGGCCGCAACCAGACCGCCAATGCGTTGTTCTCCAGCATCGGAAGCTTCTTCGGATTTGGCGGCGCGCGCGCAGCGGGCGGTCCGGTCGCCGGCGGCAAGACCTATCTGGTTGGTGAGCGCGGGCCGGAACTGCTGACGATGGGCGGCAACGGCCAGGTGCTCAACGCGGCTCTGACGAACCGGATTCTCAACGCCAAGGGCACGGGTGGTGCGGTATCGATCTACGCGCCGCTCATCGTGCAGGGCTCGATCGATGCTGTGACCTGGCCGAAAGTCGAGGCGGCCATGCGGTCCCAGGCGCAGCGGATCATGTCGGCCGTTCCTGGCGCCGTGAACGCCACGCTGATCGACAACCGCATCCAGAAGCGGAGGCTCTGATGGCTGCTGGCGCCCTCATCCCGACCGCGGGGCTCGTCCGGTGCGAGATGGTCCTCGCGCCACAGCAGACGCGGCGCATGGGCTCGCGCGGCGACAGCATCATCGGCGCGACCGGGCCATCGATCTGGATGCTCAATGTCGAGACGGTCCGCCTGTCGCTGGCCGAGGCGCGCATCTGGACGCCATGGCTCAACGACCGTCGCCACCGCGGCGAGACGTTCACGGCGTTCAATCTGTGGCGGGTGAACCCGGCCGGATCGATCGGCACGGCGGACGGATCGATCGGGCTGACAGTCGACGCCGCGAACTCCGAACTGGATCTCACCGGCGTCGGCGCCTACGCGGCCAAGCTCGGAGACTTCATCAGCTACCGGACGGCGAACAGCGGCTACTACATCGGCGAGATCCGCGAGGACGCCACAGCCGCGGCCGATGCGGTCACCGTGAAGGTCAACCCGACACCGGTGGCCAAGAACGCAACGCCGGCCGTGAGGCGCGTCCAGGCGCTTGGCGAGTTCGAACTGACAACCGACCCCGGCCCCTTCGAAGACTACGTTGGGCGCGCCCTGAGCTTCCAGGCGACGCAAGTGCTGCGGGACTAGGACCGCGTCGCTCCGGAGCCAGAGACCGGAGCCTGGATGCCGTACCCTGTAGACAGCAACTTTGATGCAGCCGTTGCCGCCGGGCGGATCAAGACAGCCGACCTGGTCGACTTCTACGTGAAGGACGGGGCAGGCGATCCGGCCTTTCTTCGTGCATGGACGTGGCCTGGCGTCTGTTCCTACGAGGCAAACGATCCCGGCGAGATCGATGGTGCGGTCGGCGCCAGCAACGTCGACTACGAGTCGATGAACGGCCGGATGAGCGTCAACAAGCAGTTGCGCCTGTCCGCGTCGTTGGCTTCCGAACCGCTGGTCATCCTGCTCGATGCCTCCCGATCGGGCGACGATGAGGACTTCGTCGGCCGCTTCGTCGATGCGAACTGGCACCAGTGCCGCGTGCGCGTGCGCCAGATCCTGCTCGACTTCGATAGCGAGACGGTCGGCGCGGATCCGGTGTGGGAATGGCACGGGCTCCTGGATCACCGCAACCTCACCAGCAAGAAGGGCGAGGCGGCCTTCTGGGAGGTCAAATGTCAGGCAGGCCTGTTCCGCGTGCGAGGGCGGCGCCTCCGCCTGCGCACGCATGAGGATCAGCAGCGACGCAGCGCGGGCGACACCTTCTACATCGGCACTGCCGCGATGGTCGGCCTGCCGCTGATCTGGGGCAAGTCGCCGGCGAACATCCCAGGCGTGAAGTCGACCGGAGGATCCACGTCGGGAGGCGGGGGCGGCGGAGGCGCCCCAGGCAAATACACCGGCGTGGATGAATACCGCTGACATGGGAGTGCAACGCCTTCCCGATTGGTCACAGAGATTGCGCCGCGCGATCGCGGAGCGGCGCGACAAGCCTCATGCGTGGGGGTCTCACGATTGCGCGCTGTTCGCTGCCGATTTGGTGAATGCACAAACGGGGCATGACTTCGCGGCCGGGTTCCGCGGGAGGTATTCGGACGAGGAGGGCGCGTGGGCCATCCTGAAGGCGCTCGGCCATCGGGACCTCGCCGACCTGGTCGACACGCTCCTGACGCGTCGCACGGCCATGCGACCCCAGCGTGGCGACGTCGTTCTGCATCCGGGCCTTAAAGGCGACTTCCTCGCGATCGTCTGGAACGGCGGGATCGTTGCGCCTGGCCCTGACCGATTGCTGCTGAGGCCGCTGCGCGTGCCCGTCGTGTGCTGGGAGGTCGCGTAGATGCCGCAGGCAGTCGTTGCAGCAGCAGCATGGGCGGCCAACGCGGTCGCGTCCGTGGTTGGAAGCGCCGTCCTGGCCAGTGGCGCCAATTGGGGCGTCACGCTGGCGGCCAGGTACATCACGTTCCAGGTGGTCTCGACCGTCTCGCAGATCGCGCTCTACGCCGGCATGCAGTACGCGGTCGACGCCATCTCGCGGCCGAAGCAGAAGCCGACAGGCTCCGAACTCAACCTGAACTTTGACCCGGCGTATCCGCGCGAGATGGTCGTGGGCGAGCGCCTGGTCGGCGGTTCGATGGTGGCGCGCTACTCGCGTGGGTCGAACCTCTACAACGCCCACATGGTGATCCAGCTGGCGGATCACCCCTGCGTCGCACTGAACAAGGTCTACGACAACGGCCGGCTCGTCTGGAGCACGCCGCTCACGCACGGCACCCGCACCGAGATCACGAGCTACAGCTATTCCGGCGGCGCCCGTGTCTGGATGACATGGCACGACGGACGGCCAGGGCAGACGGCCGACAGCGACCTGGTCACAAAATCGGCGCAGGACCCGGAAGTCATCGCCGGCAAGATCCCCGGCTGGTCCAGCAACCACAAAGGTGCGGGCTGCGCCTATGTGCACGTCGAGGTCCAGTGGGACTCGGACATCCTCACCTCCATCCCGAGCTTCACCTTCCTGGTGCAGGGCGCGAAGTTCTACGATCGGCGGCTGGACACGACCGCCGGCGGCAGCGGCAGCCATCGCCTCGATGACCCATCGACATGGGAGTACACAACCAACGCAGCCGTCGTGTGGGACCATTACTCGCTGGGCTACAAGGTTGAGGACGATGACCTGGCCTTCGGCATCGGGCTCACGAAAACCGAACTGCCATATGCCCAGTTCGCGGCCGCTGCTGACCTCGCAGACGAGGACATGGACACCGGCACCGGCGGCGGTGCGGCGACGATCAAGCGCTACGCGATCAACGGCGTGCTCTCGAGCGCAACCTTGTTTGAGGACCAGCTCGAGGACTTCCAGATCCAGATGGCGGGTCGGATCGTCGACCTCGGAGGCCGGATCGGGCTCATCGGCGCCGAGGAACGGATCAGCACTGTATCGCTCACCGACGATGATCTGACGTCCGACGACGCCCTGCAGTTCGCCGACAAGCTGGCTTTCGCCGACCTCTATGGCGCGGTGGAAGGCAACTTCGCCGACCCCGGCAATCTCTACCAGGCAACGCCCTACGACCGGCAGACCACGGCCTATGCGCAGCTTCCCGATGGCGGTGAGGCGCAGACGGTAAATCTGGATCTGCCGCTCGAGATCCACCCGCGGCGAGCCGTGCGCAACGTCTCGGCCTGGCTGAAGCGGGAAAGCCTGCAGGCCCGGCTCATCGCATGCTTCATGCCGCTCGCGTGGCCGCTCGAGGTAGGCGACTGGTTCGACTTCACCAGCACGCGCCTGCAGCTGGACGCCGCGATGTTCGAAGTGATCGACATCGTGAAAAACGCAGACTTCACGGTCACGCTGACGGCCAGGGCGATAGATCCGGACTTCGTGGCGTTCTCGGTGGATGACGATCCCGACCTGTCGGTTCCGCCCGACGTTGACCCGGTCGACCTCCTGCTCGAGGAACCGACGGGCACGCTGATCGCGGTGAGCCTTTCCGGTGGTGGCGCCACGGAGCCAGCTCTGCGCTTCACCCTCGCCACGATCGACACGCTGGCGCGCGAATATGTCATCGAGATCCAGGAGTGGAACGGGTCCGCGTTGACCGGCGACCCGTGGACTGTGACCGGTCACTCCGATGAACTGATCAACATGATCCGCGCCGGCGTGCTGCCGGACCGCCAGTACAAGGCCCGGATCAAGGCTCGCGCTGGCATCAGGGAGTCGCCTTGGACTGACTGGTCGTCAGCGGTCTCGACGTCGGCGACCTATCTTGTTCCCAATGCCTCGGTCGGAGCTTCCATCACCGGCCAGGGCGCACTGGCTACCCTCAACGGCGTTTACTTCGGTTCATCGCTGATCACGGAAACTAGCGGCGGATCGAGCGCAACGCTGGGCAACTTCAAGACCGCGCTCGGCACGGCGGCAGCGATCAGCGGTCAGGGGTGGGGAGCGACTGCGAGCGAGGCGAACGCTGCGAACTCCCGCAGCGGTCAATTCCCGTTTGATTTCACCTATGGCGTGCGCGACTGGTTCGGCGGCTTCGGCGGCGACCCGGCATCTGTCGCGGACGCGCCGGGCACAATCGTGACAGAGACCGGCGAAGGCAAGTGCTACCAGGTCTCGAACACAACGAACTACCTGCAGCCGAAGATGGCGATCAAGTCACAGCCCAACCGGCGCTATCTGGTCCTCGCGCGCTATCGACAGAAGACAAATCCGACCTCCGGCATCCAATCAATTGCCCTGACTATCAACCCGATGGACTCGAGTTTCACGCACCAGGCTACAGCGGGCGGCGTCAACGTCGCAGCAGCGCCCGGCTTCGTCACGAACGCGAGCGGGTTCCTGGCAGCTTCGGGATGGCTGCAGGTCGCAGGCATCTACACATGCCCGGCTACAATCCCGACCGACGGCGTCTACTGGCGCCCGCGCCTGGACATGACGTCCGGCACTAACGGCGTAATTCAGTGCTCGCGATTCCTGATCACCGACATAACCGACGGCGTCGCCGGCCGGACGCTTACCGATCTCCTGCGCGCGGACCTCAGCACGGCAGTTACCGAGGCCTTGATCGTGACGGCGCTGGGCACCGCCTCGGCCATCACGGGCCAGGGCGGCCTTGCCACACTGAATGCTGTCGGCAGTGGACAGATCAGCGCGAACGCCGTCACGCAGGGCTCCATCCAGGAGAACGATAGCGCAGTCACGCTGACCACGAGCTATCAGGATCTCGCGACCGTCACGGTCACGGTCCCGGACTCAAGCACGCTCGTGAAGGTGGACTGGAGCCTCTATCTCGACTCTGCGAACTACGACGCGGCCGTCGACAACGAGGTCTATCTCGAAATCACCCGAACCATAGGCGCGGGGTCACCATCCCAGATCTTCGAGAGCTTCATCGGCGGCAATCCGGCGGCGCTGCACTACGAGATCAGCGGGGGCACGGAATCATTCGACGTCCCATGCATCTTCGTCGGCATAAAATCCGGCTTCGACACGGACCAGCCAGGCGCAGGCAGCATCACCTACAAGATCCGCGGAAAGAAGACGGGCTCGGGCTCGGCATCCTGCGACGTGAGCAAGCGCCGCCTCTTCGCCATGATGTTCAAGCGTTAAGGCGAGGTGGTTGACTGTCTGCTCAACCGTCGTCGTGTGTGTGGGTCCCTACAATGGTCTGGAAGGGACAACCCATGCGCTGCATCGCCGCTGCTCTGCTTCTCATCGCCTCAACCGCCTGCGCCACGCCAAAGGTTAATCAACCGGGCATCGCGCAGCGTCTCGACGCAGAGCGTCAGAAGGAACGGGTCGAGCGCATGCAACAAGAGTTCAACACCCTGTTCCCGGACGGCTGAGACATGACGCACCCCACTGACATCCCATCCTTCCGCGCTGCGCTCGGCGCGATCGCGCGCGACGACGTTCCGGAGGAAGCCGCTGAAGCAATCGCGGCGGCGCAGATGGTGGTGAGCCCCGTTCCCCAGTGCGGCCAGGTGATCGACGCCCTGAAGCCCCACGTCGCCACGCTGGCCCTTCCTGCAGCGCAGGTGTTGGCCGGCGCCGCCCACCTGGTGCTGACCAACGCATGGCTGGGCCGCGGCGAGGAAGCTGATGGCGTGCGCGACCAGGCGCGGGCGCGGATCGCGGCGCTGGAATAGGATCTGCATATTTATGCAGCGAAATGCAAAACGGCCCCGGTACATCGCCGGGGCCGTTCTCTTTGGACCTTTCTACCCTCTAGGCAGCAGCCTTCCGGGCGGCGCGGTAGTAACGGGTGCGGATCCGGCCGGTGGCGCGTTCGAGACGCTGGGCGGCGGACTTCTTCACGGTCGCCATCGCCTTGCGATCGAGAGCGGCCTGGGCCTCACGGGCGGCGATCCGGTCCATCAGGCTCACCACGCCGATGTCGTCAGCCGACAGTTCCGGGTCCGACAGCGGAGCCTTGTCGGCCGGCGGCGGCTCGGGCTGGGCGAAGATCGCATCGGCCGACGGGGTGGGCTTGCGCTTCGTTACGGCGTCGCAGCTGGTCCACTTCACGCGGAAGTTCGCAAAGGCGAACACCGCGGCGCCAACCACAGCCGTGCAGATCCCGGCGGGGTTCCACACATCGAGGCCATCACGGGCGCATAGGGCGAGGCCGCCGACGGCGAACAGGACCGTCTCGATGGCGCCGAACATCCACGCCTGGGACATGACGGCGTCGGCGCGATCCGTGTCGCGCTCGGCGAGGCAGGCCTCGTAGCGGCCGTGTGCGAGCCACTGGAGCACGGAGACGGCGACGACCAGCGCGGTGAGCGCGACGGCCAGCGGACCCGGCAGGCCCGCCTGAAGGCCCTCGTGGGCCACGTAGACCGACGTAGCGAGGAACGTCGCGGCGGCGAGGTGAGACACCGGGCGGCGCGCGACGATGGCGAGGTACTGATTTTTAACGGATGTTGAGGTATTCATAAGCATCGGCCTCCTGAGCCGGTCACGACCCCGGGGTGTGCAACCACCTGCGGGGTCCTTTGCTGTCTGGGGCATCGGCCACCAGCGCCGGCCACTGCGGCCGACACGAGGACGTTCGCTCTCAAGCGTTGATCGTCCGTGTCGGACTTCTTAGCGCCGCGTGTCTAATTCGCTTTTTGACGATTATCTTTGGAGAGCCTGTCTGCGCTCTTCGACATACCGATAAAGGTTGCCGATGGAGATGCTCTCGACGCTCACAATGGCAACGCTCCGTCCAGAGGTTGGCCACTGGGCGCGCATCGCTCCGGACTGATCGACGATCAGGTCGACGGTGTCACTCCAATCCGACTCCGCATGCGATGACAGGAACTCGTGCGCCAAAGCGGCCTTCTTCGTGTACCCGGTATGGATTCTGTGCGTGCGTTCGGGCGACGTCGCGGCGATAGACATGACGTGCAGCCAGCGCAGCATCGCAACATCAAGTTGAGTCCATAACCTCGCCCATCCCCGCGAAGAAACTGGGCCAGCCCACGGCAGGAAGTCACCCTGAATGAGCTTGTAGAGCGCCCCGGCCTCCATCCCGGAAATCTCGATGGCATCCCCTGACAGCAGCGGCCAGCCCGTCGCAGGATTCGCAGCTTTTGCTCGATTAATTGCCCTACTGGTTGCCACGACAAGAACTCCTCAATTGTCCGTTTCAGCGTAGCTCGGGATCGCGAGGTCAACGCAAGAGAGTTCTTGCGCTGCGTTCAACCGTCGGATGCCTGCCCGGCCCGATACTCCGCTCGGAGCCGGGCCTCATGTCTCTCGCCAATCCATTCGCCACAGCAAGGCGCGTCATCGTGCGTGAGACGCTCGGCGCCGTCGTGCGGGCAAAGGCTGCTCGCGCCGACAACCAGGAGAAGATCGCCGAACTGCTCGAGGTCGCGCGCTCCGGTGATCCGCGCCCGCTGACGCGCGAGAACTTCATCGACTTCGGACGCGACCTCGACATCGACCCCGCCAAGATCCATGCGCTGGCCGACACGGAGACGTCGGGCCGCGGGTACGAGCCGACCGGTCGGGTCATCCCGGCCATTGAGGTTCACGCCTTCTCGGACGCGACCAATCACGCGTTCGACCTCACGAACCCGAACCTCAGTTGGCCGGAATGGATCCCGTACAAGAAAGGCGAGAAGCCGCCAGGCGGCCTGCCGCTACACCCGTACCTGATGAGCTATGACGACCGCTGGGGCCTCTGGTCGGCGCAGGCGGAACTGTCGATCGAGGGTGCGTGCTGCGGGCTCTCGCTCGGCCGCTTCCAGCAACTCATAGGCCGCACGCCGCTGATGCGCAGGCAGGGCTTCCAGCCGCACTGGAAAACGCTGGGCTTTCCTTCCGCTGAGGCGCTATTCCGCAAGCTCTGCAAGTCGGAGTTCGATCAGTTTGAAGTGTTCGCCACCTTCATGCGGGCCTTCGGCGCACTGCCGGCGTGGCGCGCGGGGAACTGGCAAGCGGTGACCCGCATCTACAATGGCCCCGGTCAGGTCGAGACGTACACAGCCAAGGCTCTCGGCCATTACAAGCGTGTCGCAAGGTACTACGCCTGATGTTCACCGGCCTTCAGGGCGCATTGATCGCAGCCGGGCTCTCCGGCCTGGTCGCCTTTGGCGCCGGGTGGAAATTCGGCTCCGACCACGAGTCCGCGCAATGCGAGAAGAAGATCGAGATCGTGAAGCGGACGTCCGCTGAACTGATCGACAAGCAGATCGCGCTCAAGGCAAAGGCCGAGACGGAAGCCGCCTTCGCCAAGGGCGAGGTCGCCAAGGTCAATGCGGAGATCCAGCGCCAGCTCGAGGAACAGCGGAACCTGCTGCTCGCCGACCAGGCCGCGCGGGAGGATGCGGCGAAGAAGGCGGACCAGGCGGCGGTGGCGGCCGAGCGCCAGGCCCGAGCGACGGCAGCGAAATTTCAGGCCGCGCTGGAGGCTCTCAAACATGACCCGGACAACTGCGCGCGTGCTCCTGTGTCTGCTGACGTTAAGCGCATGCTCGACGACCTCCTCGCTGGCGCCACCCCCTGAGCTGGTTCACGCTCAATGCCCGCCGACGCCGGTCACGATAGACCGAAGCTTCGCGGTCCAGCCCCCACCGTGCGTGTCGACGTTCACAGCGCCAACCCGCAGCCGGGACGGCAACGGGGAGGTCATCCTCGAGGTGGGCCGGGCCGCCCGCGATCGGCAGGACTGTCTGGATCTGGTCGCTACGTGGATTGAGGGTGAACGGGCCGCGCGGCCCACGGGAGCGCCAGGGGCATGACCATCGACTCGACGGGCGAACGCGCCAACGAAACCGGCTGGACGAAGGACGCGCTCAAAGCCGAGAAGCGGGCCAAGGCCAAAGCATTCTGGGCGGGTGTCCGGTCCCGCATCGCCATCGGCTGGGACTTCCTCCTGCGCAACATGCTGCTGTGGGTGTCGCTGGCCGGCCTCATCGCCATCAGCGCCTGGGAGTGGTGGAACACATCGCGCGGCTGGCAGAACCTCTATCCGGCTGTCGGCGTCTTCGCCTTCATCGGCGCTGCCGGCGCGATCGTCCTCTACTTCCAGGGCTTCCGCCGCTGGCGCGAGGAAGGCCGCGCCGGGAACGGCAAGGACTCGTTCATCTGGTTGTCCGTCACGGTTGCCGCCTACTTCGTATGTGTCACGGGCGTGTTCATCGCCACGGCCACGGCAGCCGAGAAGGCCCAGCGCCTCGCGAAGGAGAGCCGCATCGAGTACGCCAAGATGGTCATCGCCCGCGACGACCTGAAGGCGAAGGTCGAACTGAACGATCCGGAACTGCTGCAGCTGGGCGTCGACGCCGACAAGCGCGCGCTGAAGGCGCTGGTGGACACCGCCGTCGGCACCTACCAGATGCCGGACCTCGATGGGGGCTCGGGATGCCCGGCGCCGCCGAAATCCTTCACGAAAGAGCGGCTGTGCGCCCAGGCCAATGGCGGCATCGACCCATTCAACGGTGAAGTGCTGCAGGGCATCCGTACCGAGATCCAGCGCGGCGAGAAGCGCGTGAAGGACGCCAAGGCCCAGGCCGACGAACTGGAAAAGCTCAACGACCAGATCAAGAACTTCCGGGTCCGCGAGGGCGACGAGACGGCCGACGCGCTCGGTGAAATGCTGTCCATGAACGGCGGTAGCGCCTTGGGCTGGCTCCTGCTGCTGTTATCGTCCTGCTTCCTCTATGGCGGTGGCTGGCTGGGCGACTGGGTGTTTGAACGCATCGAACAGATGCGCGTTAACGCTCGACAGGCGAAGGCGACAGGCCCGTGATCGACACCGTCATCCTCATGTTTCTCGCAGTGCTGTCCTGGCTCGGGTGGCTCGTCGGCATGCTCAAGCCCCGCGCCCAGTTCTGGGTGAAGTTCGCCGGCCCGATCGGCCTCGTGTGGATGACCTGGTACTTCATCGTCGCCCTCACGCGCTCCACGCCGCAGCTGATTGCGGGCAACATGGAAGCCGGCCAGCTGACGGTTGCCTTCATGGTCGGCGGCGTCTGGGCGCTGCTCGCCAACCCAAGGCCAAAGCCGCCGGAAGACCGGCACGCTGAAGACTCTCACGGGGCGCGACACGCATGAACGGGTGGGCATATGGCGGGGGAGCCATCGGCCTGCTGCTGATGGCGCAACAATCGGGCGCGGACCTTCTCGACCAGGCGCTCAATCAGGACCTGTCGGTCGGCGGGATCATGAACGAAGCCGGGCGCATGGCAGGCCTGGGCGTCAACGCGACCGACGCCGCGATCATCGTCGCTGGCGCCGGCATCGCCTACAAGCTCCTGCAGCTGATGCAGCCCTTCCTCGAGACGCTCAACATGGCCTGGCGCCGGCGTCTGGAGCTGCATCCGCCCCACCCGCCGGAACCCCCAGCCAAGCGCTGAACCCGCCCACGCGGCCGCCGGCGTAGTGTCTCCCGGCGATCAGGGAGCCCCGCATGGATCTCGCAAACCAAGCCACCCGCAAGAAGCTCTGGCGCGGCAGCCGCCGCCTGCTGTGGGCGTTCATTCTCGCCTTCGCGTTCGTGGTCTGGGCCGGCCTGATGACGCCGCCTGAGCCGGTCGCGGCCTTCATGGCCATCGTGTTCCTGATTGCCGCGCTGGTGGTCCTCTACCACGTCGTGGAGTGGCTGCAGGCGATTATCCGCAAGGCGGGGAACGTCTAG